TCTCGCATTCATCTTGCATCCAACCATGTTCCTCAAGATCAAGCCAACTATTACCTTCTTCAAAGAATTCTTCTAACCATTCTTGTGTTTCATCATCACAATCATCAAAGTCATGTTCTTCCCAGCATCCATCATCAGTTTCAACTAATTCACTTTCATATCCACAGTCATAGATATCTACACCTGCTTCAATGTTAGGAGGATTGTCATCTTCAGTTTCAACTGTAAACTCTCCCCAACGCCAACCAGTTTCTATCATAACCGTGTTGCCATCTTTAGTAAGATAGTTACGCTCAATAATTGATTTCTTCCATGCGGGTTTTACGCTCCATGTTGCCATTATATGTTTCCTTTCATTAAAAAACTTGATTGTAATCTACGATCTCGCAATTCCTGCTGATCTCTTTTACGAAATATACGCAACGGGGTTTAGGGCCATCGTCTATCGGTACGCATAAGAACTGACCGTTGCGTAATCTAGGTGCGTACCATGTTACATCGTGATAGATGTCTATAATCTCAATAGGCAAGAAACTAGGACTGAAACTTGTTAATGGATTGAATTGAAACGCACTGAAGCCGCGATCATTGAGACTGCTCAATGGCAATGTCTCTAAGTCACCATGTTCTTTCTCACCGATAAGTATTTGCCAGTCTAATGGCATCTTGACCTTGCGATCTCCGATCTGTAATACTAATGCTGCCGCATTGAAACTCTCAAGGAATATCAATGGGATATAATGATAATCGACATTCTGAGGATTACTGTTATCCAATATAGCAAAACGCAAGTCATCTATCTCTTCCGGCAATGTTTCTAAGTTATAATAACTGTTCTCTAATGTAAGTATTCTCATGTTGTTATTTTACTACATACCTCTTTAATAGTCAAGTTTCTCCAGTGTGAATGGATACTTTGCTTCTTTATAATAAGCCTTGCGCTGTGTGAGATGTCGCTTTGCGAATTTGCAATCGCTAGTGATGTCCCATATCTCTACATGGTCCTTATCTTCTGCCTTTCTAATGCCTCGCCCAATGCTTTGTATAACCCTGACAAAGCTCTTTCCGGGCTCAATAAGAACCAGATTAAAAATACGGGGGATATTAATACCCACAGCGGCCACACCATAAGTCGCCACAATAATCTTTTTATCGCTAGTTTTAACCTCATCGTATTCCTCTTTCCTCTCCGTGAGTTTCGTCTCACCACTGATGAATACTGCATCGTCTAACCTTTCTATAAGTTCACGACCTGCATTTACACGGTCGACCAATATCAATGTGTTACCGCTATCCTTGATTTTGTTGATCAATTCAGCGATCCTATCTAATCGTTTTTCATCTTCAAGCAAATGCTTTAATTCGCTTTGGTAATTAGTGAACTCCACACCATCTTTCAATTGCACGATGTTCACATGGCATTGAGCAAGAACTCCCTTCTCTTGCAACTCAGCCGCGCTGAGTTTACCTATCACAGGTCCTAGGCTTACAAGCAATGCTACTTGTTCATACACAGCCTTAGGAATAGTTCCAGTCAGTCCCCAACGAATAGGAATCTGACTGAACGGACCTGTCAATAATTGCTTCAATGCATCAGCCTTGGCCATATGCACTTCGTCAACCATGACACAAACAACATCTTCGATAAACTCTTTGATGTTGACTTCTGCTTCACCTGCCTTAGTAGTCTTTAACAGATTGTTGAGGCTCTGCCAAGTACAGATAGTATGTGTCTTGTTATACTCTTTGCGATCACCAAAGTATACACCAACATCTAATCCAAGATTAATATAGTCTGCTTCAGTCTGTACTACAAGGCTCTTGTTAGGAACGATGACGATACTACGCCCATAATACTCTACACTCTTTGACAGAGCCGCAGTCATGATAGTCTTACCTGCACCCGTCGCTACTTCTTGAATACATTGTGGGTTCTTCAAAAAGTTATTGACGATATCTACCTGATAGTCGCGCAACATTATAGGCTTACCTGCCTCGACATGCCCTTTGGGCCAAACCTTGTCGCTGAATGAATCCTCGGACACTTCAGCGAAACTGAAACTCGTTTGATATTCACGCAAGTCTACCAGTTCGATATCATAATCATATTCTTCCAATACAGTTACGATATCAGGAATCAGATTGATGTATGTGCTACCTGCGAGGCTGCAATAACTTACCTTACCATTCCATCTACCGAGACGGACCGCGGGAAGATATCTTGCGCCGGGAACTTCATGCTCAAACTTGCGCATCAATGCCCTGCGGCAATCTAGTTCAAGACCCTCTACTTTACAATTGACTTCATCCTTGATGATGATCTTTGCCTGCCTCATCGTACCTCCACTGGTCTTGAGTTTGTTAAATGAATAAGTTTACCTACTTTTCTAGGTTCAACGTTTAATGTACCTATTAGTCCGGAACGCTCAGTTCCCATTATGCGTTTGATAACCGCAGTACCATCTACAAAATTATCTGTGTTAGCATGAAGTTTGATACCGTTATTTTCTAATGCAGTTCTGAGAGACTTATCGATGACGCTAGTATATCTCACCGGGATATAAACATCTGTGATACCTACATGTTTAAAATATTCTACCTTGTTTAATAAATCATCAAGATCAAATTTAGCCACATATTGGCTAGCGAACATCTTTAAAGGATCATCGCCCACGATTGATTCATCGATCATGACACCGTGCCTGCTCAACTGAAAAAGAGTTTTAGGGTCATCGTTCAATTCGATATCCTTGATCGCATCTATTAGATTTTTATTAATATTGTTGATATAGTATTTACCCTGGCTAGTGGTTAAAATGGGCGCCTTGGTCACACCTTCATATTGATTCAATGGTTCAATCAGTGTTTTGATATCATCGGCCAATTCTAATTTCTTGAAATAGTGATGGCAGGAGTCATATGCTAATCGCAACGCATGAGTATAGAATGGGCTACGATATATCCGTTGATCCTTATTCCATACGAAGGTATTGTCTTTCGCTAATTTGAATACTCTTACAAAATTAGTGTTGAAAGGTGTACGCAAACACAACTCATTTCCTTCAAGATAAAGTTTGGGTACAAGATATTCGTCACTACTATTGATAATATGTGCATCCCAATTTAACTTTTGCAATGCCTCGATATCATGCCCGCACTTACGCAACTGCCTCTGATACTTTAAAATCAACTTATCGAAAAGTTTATTTTGGTTAGAAGTGACCTGATTTTTCTCTTTGATGATATAAGTCAGATTATTGAAGAACCCATAATCTTTCTTAGAAAGGTGTACATGACCTTTCATCATATAGTGTAACAGGTGTTCTTTCTTTTGCATCATAATATTATACGATATCGATATGAATAATTCAAACAAAAAGGTGAGAGGGCCTTTCGACCCTCTCGTTTTTGCGCGAACCCGGAGTGAGTTAGGCCCTACGCATAACAGTATTCTCAGCGAGATTCTTCCAATTCGTGGGACTGATCTTGACCAGATCCGCGATCTTCAATGCCATGCGCATCGACAACTCACGCAGACGGGTCTTTTGATCCCACATGAACTGCAACACCTGATCACCTTCACCGTTCTCAAAATAGTAGTCACGGAACAGACCACCATCGGTGTCATTGTGAACTTGCTTAATACGCAACATCTTGTCACGCTCGGTGTCAATCGTCAAGTCAAGAAAGTGACAACGCGACTGCAACGCTTCCAAGTGATCCTGCAACTTCTTGCTCTTCAAGTGATCGAACTTGATGTTCGTAATAAAGATACAAGAACCGTTGAAGTCAAAACTGTCAGGGATACCTTCGCGGCGCAACATAGAACTGTCGCTGTTCCAGTAAATTCGACGGCGCTTACCACTGTCAAGTGCTGCCTTGAGAATGTTCAATGCGAGGTCATCCATCAACACGCTGTCACAGTCATCGAACACCAACACATGATTCCTGTCACTATGCTTGAACAGTGTAGCATAGAGACCAAGAGCCGTCATAGCACCCTTGACGATCTCAAACTTGAGGGGCTTGCCTGCAATCTTGTCAAACATAGCAGCCTTCTCCAACTGCTGTTCAACACCATAACTCTTACCGACACCCGGAGGGCCTGATACGATCATTGCGCGAATGCCACCATTAGTCGTAGCCTTGCTCATCTCATCAAGAATCGCAAAGCGGGTACGAATGCGTTCGATAGCCTGCTCATCAGTCTCAGCAGGAACCTCGACAACAGGGGCAGTAGTGGACACTACTGGTGCCTCACCGCCGATGAACTCAACATCTGACATAGACTCTACCTTTACCTTGACGGTGTCGATAGCGATGTCAAACTGACCCTCGTTACGAACCGTGACATAATTACCTTTCTTACCTGACTGAAAACCCTTGACCAGTTTAAACTCTGTACCGATCACAGGGGTGCCACGATAAGAACCATTAAGAATACGAACAACTGACATAAATCTCACTCCAAGTCAATTAATGAACAATATAGATATTATATTACCTTGACGGGTCAATGTCAAGCCGGGGCAAACAATTTTTGACCTTCGCCCATAAAGACATTGAATGCGATCATTGTCTGACGGGGTTGGGCTAACGGGTTAGCCTTGATGAACTCCAGTGTCTCAAGCAGGGGCATTCCGAGAAATTCTGCTTCTTTCTGAAGAATCTTGATTGCTGTCTGAATTTGCATTTTTATCTCCGTTTCTCAACTCTATGTATGTATTATGAACCCAATCAGACCCAAAGTCAAGCCTTTTTATCCAAAATTATCCAATTTTTCGCCATAAAAAAGGCGTTATAAATCAACAACTTACAACGCCTCTATGTTGCGAGAAAACAACAGTTTTACAGGGATTTGATCTTCTTAGCGAATTCCGAATTCGGAATCTGCATAAGACCATCCACGATGTTCAATACCTTCTTATTATTCGGGTCGATCCAAGAATAGTTACCGCTAGCACCCGATACCGGATGAGGTCCTTTGTAGTAATCTTTATAAATGATTTCTACGATAGAAAGAGCCGCATCATCTGACGCTGATTTCTTTGCCGAGCCTTTGCTGAGAATGGCTAGTTGCTTTAGAGCAGGAGCCACTGCTTCACGCAGGTTAGTCAAGTTACCGAAAACTTGTTGAATGATGCAATGAAAATCATTGTCACGCTCGTCCCATGCCTTGCCCTTCATAGGCAATCCATAACTCACATAATGATCAAACTGATTGCCATAGAACCCCCAGATAGCCGAGTCCCGTGATTCCATTGGCCACCACTTGAAATTCTGACTTTGAATAAATCGAAACTTATCCATATTATCAGTTTGCATGATTGCTTCAATGTGAGTGCTTGCACCCAACTTCTTAGCATCTTTGTGGTTAGCCGGAACAGGCATGCTCACACCGTCATTGATGCATGAGAGAACTTTCTGATATGCCAGGATATCTTCAGTTGCCGTGCTATTATGCAAACGGGCATTGTTGCTATGGATACGCAAAAAGTCAAACTTGCCCCACGGCGTCTGTCCCTCACCATTCAACATGAGTGCCAATAGACCCGGGAAAGTGGGATCGTCTGTATGGAACACAATCGAGGGTACTGGAAAATCTTGCCAGTTCTTTTCACTATAGCCCTTGATAAGACCATTGACGATAGCAAGATAAAGCCAACTGCTTCTATGCATAGCATCGACATCTTCATAAAAGTCGTTATAAGACTTTTTGACGCAATGCACAATACCAAAGAAATCTTCACGGAAATTTCGGCCGATCTTGATGATATTCTTATGGTCTTTGAGTCGCTGAGTTTCCTCATTAGTGATATGCATACCTAATGGGGTATAGCAAGGTACGCCCATAGAATTGGGATCAAACATCACTCCATTAGCCTTGTAGTTATTAATGATCTTGCGAATCTCATCATTAACCATAAGTTCTCGACCATGGTCCTCATAAGTCTTGACAGCGAAACTTTCAAGTGGCTTAGTGAGTACGCTATCGATTTTCGATAGATCGGGTTGCCCCTTTTTCTTTTTAAATTTCATCTTTGTTTTGCTAGTTAATTTTTGCGTTTTGAGAGCCATGAATAATCTCCTAGTTGGGTCGTGAATCGTATTGTTTCTTAGCATCGTCAATTAATGTATCACAGAATTTAAGTACCGTGTCATTAATATCAAATACCTGTTGTACTGAACTCAAACTCTTATAACCTGAAATCTCTATAATATTGCTTGGTCCAACGATTGTATCAACTTGCTTACCCCTTTGTCTACGATATTGGAACGCAATATCTCGGGTGATGGCGAAAGCACCATCTTTTCTAATAACTAGAACCAAATCGCATATCTGTTCTTTTGTGATCTTTTTCATAGACCGCATATTACAAAGGCTTACTTTGTATTCATCCTTTAATCTGCCGCCCTTGTTATACATCGACTGGTTAGATTGAGATTTCAATTCTACTGTGATGTTATGGCGATGCCAGATAAAATCTTTGTGGTCTTCTCGTACACATTCCAATTGATCATCTTGTCGATCAATCAATTGTTCCATTAGTGTGCCGCGCAGAAAATTCATCTGCCCACCACGCAAATGGCTAACTGTGTTAAAGCCGAAATCGATTATGAAATCCCAATTCCAGGATTTCATATCTTTAATTATTTTTGGATCAATAGTGTTCATCAGCCCCAGTCCTTCTTGTCACCGTTACGCTCATTATACTCGTATCCTGCCTTATATGCAAGATACGCACCCGAACCTTCTTCGGCTATGATTTCGGGAGTCTGATATGTCGCACCTTCAAAATAATGCGGACGGAAAGGGCGGCTATAATAACTGTCTGCGCTACCGCGATCAAAAGGACCACCGTGACGCTCATCATAGATAATACCATCAAACAAAAGCATTTTAAACTCCTTAACCTACGATTTCCAAAAATGTCATAACCTTGCCGCGACTAGCGGGACTCTTTGCTGCCGATCTAGCATAACGCTTCACGGCTGATACAGCACCCTGTTGTGTCTTGTAATAGCGACCATGTTCGGCCCACAAGCAACCCTTAGGGGTGTTGATCAATGTGACTGTTTGTTTCAGCATGTAAGTATTATGTGCCCAAAACGGGTAAAAGTCAAGCCTTTTTCTGTTGTATTTCAGCAACAAAAAAGCCTATATAAATCAACAACTTACGATTTAGTGAAAACCCAGAGGTCTTCGTAGTTGCCCCCGCGGGTCTTTTTCGCTTGTCTAGTCCCGGATATAACAGACCACTGAACTTTATAGTGCTTGGTAAAGTCTAAGTGTTTGCTTGCGATATCTCGCATGTCTTCGCTTATCGTCATCTTGACCTTGTTCTTGTTGACATAGTTACTGATCACGAATCCAAACTTAGCACCGGGCTTCATTACCTGTGCGCAAAGTTTCACAGTCTCTTCCCAATATCCATTCAACCAAGAATTGTAGTCGGGAAAACTGTCTGTGCTTTGATTGTCGCTTGGATATAATTCTAAATCAAAATATGGCGGGCTGAACAATACAGCATCCACGCTGTTTTTATATTTCTTGATGAAGCCATGCTTCTTGTCTAACTGTTCGCTAGGGCATAGATATAGGTCTACATTCTTTTCACCACTAGTGAATATGCTTTTGTCAGTATACTTGAGATATTCATCATGTAACAGTTTGCCATTATCTACTACATCAGGTATCACATCAGTACTAATAAAATTTTTGAAATTGCTAGCATAGAAAGCCAACTGATAACTATTCCAGCCCATGACGGGTGCAAACAATGTATCACCAGTAAACACTTCTCTTAGTATCTCTTTGTAAGTACATGGATTGAAAATGCTAGCACGGTTAGCACCGATCATAAAGTCTAACCAAAACTGGCTGCTATCACTATCATACTTACAGATATGATCAAAGAATGCAGGACCAACAAGGCTATTGCGTACCTTGAAATCTTCGAACATCACTTTCATCAAGCCGAATGTATATTCGCTATCAGTAGTCCATAGTTTCTTCGTGTTATAGAAATTGACGAAATTGATGTTCTTGCAAATCTTGCCATACTTGCTATTCGTCCTACCACCAAATGTATCGTCTTTCAATATGTCGGCATCGGGTAGTTCGAAATAGTGTTCTACATTCTCGTTCAATTTACCATAACGCTTGAACCATGATACTAATGTTGACTTAGCATCCGTTACCAATATCTTATAGAGATTCTGCTTATATAGATTCAGCCGTTGCTTGCGATCATCTTTCTTGCTTACACGGTTAACGAAATCGTCTAGGTTGCTACGCACGACAAATGCGCCAGTTCGATCCATCACATCTAACACGCAAATCTTGTCACAGAATTCTTGGTATGTGACATTGGGTAGATTGAATAGTTGTAGGAAATCTTGCTCAGTAAAAATTAAATTCTTCATGGTCACGTATTTATCGATCACCAATCTTTATAAATTTTTGTTGTATCGATAGTCAATGGATTTTTCTTTGGGAATAGTTCTAACAAGAATGTCTCATGTATACTGATGACATCATGCTTCATCTTGCTCTGATCCAATCTGCCCCGCTCAAGCCAAGCATTGCGTTCTTCTAATAGTTTCAGATAAATCTTTTTGCAGTTTTCGGTGCCTGCGATATCATAGATACGCTTTATGCTCAAATCGTCTTTGTCACGGGCTACGAATAGATAGCGTTTATGTTCAATATCACCCATAGCGTGAAACAAGAATACAGCATCACGGTCTGCGTTCTTGCGCAACTTACCACGCTTAGTATATGGATGACTGACTCTAGAGGCCTTCATCTCAATATGGACATCGCCGCTTTTAGCGTCTTCCCCATTGCGTGAGAAATTGATATTATAATTAGTATCATATTGACTCACGACCTCATAGATGCTCAATGCGCTGAGTGCATCGGTATCTAATACATCGATCTTGTACTTTTTATAGATGTTAGCACGGATAGCGAAAATCTCTTTTCTCGCTATGTTCATCTCATCAAGTATTATTGGGGCTAGATATTTACTCATTCACAGATTATAACAAATCACAGAATTATTGTCAAGTCAATGAACCAGTTTCTTGCCTTCATACATCTTTGTGATTTGGCTTGCGATCTGTGATAATTCTATCGCTCGTTCTGCGACTTCGGCATCAGTATTATCGTACCATTCATCGAATTGATCTTCTTCGACACTTGCCCAAAGTTCCATGAGCAATATATAATCTTCTTCGCCCAACTCATCATAGAGTTTGAGTTCTAATGGACCTAAATTTGCTATCAATTCAGGAAGAGTATTAAATCGTTGTATTGACATTGTTCTCTCCTACACTAGTATTTATCAAAATCAGCCAGCGTACCTGTAGCCGTAATTAAAGTAGTCTAGTTTGTATATCGAATCGCGGAATGATATGATGCCATCACATATAGTCCATGCCTGGTCATTGACTTTAAGTTTTATGAAGGTTTCGTTATAAACGCATACATCAACATCTAATCCCGTATAGCAAAAAGTTATAGAGACATAAGGTAAATAACCATCATGTCTGGATGTCTGTATGTTGGAAAAGATTTTTGATTTTTTCGTATGTAGGAAAGCCAATATCAATGATACTGTTTTCTCACTCATAGGAATGACCAATTTTCCATGACGAAAAATTCGTTTAAATCCTTTTTCCTTACATAGTATTTTGTCGCAACAGTAACCTTATCACTATCGATATGGCGATCCAATAGTTCTAATAGTGGATTATTAGTAGCGATTGAGAACATAACTTTATTTAGTTGCTCATCTTCAAACCAATACTCTACATTATTGCTGTGCTTACGCTGATTCTCAATCTTCTTGATGAAAGTAAGACTGCGGTTTGTTTTTTCGTTCATGTTGGATGGACGATTATTTTTAAAATATACTGATTTAAAAATATCATCTACCGACTTGTCATAGTCATAAAAATATGGCAACTTATAAACGATGCCGCACATACTCTCAAGTACCTTTGTAGGGTCGCTAATCAAGAACTGCTGTAAATCTTTCCTAAATTTAGTCAACTCACGACCTTGCAAAGTCAATGTGAGCAGTTTATGATTATAATACTTACGGATATTCTCAGCCTTTTTCCTGTCTAAATCCGTGATCTGTGTTTTGACATCCGGACTATCTAGGCTTCGGTTGAAACGCTGTGATGCTGACTCATTATGTGATAGTCTTTGTATGCAACAACTAATAACCAATACATCTTCGGGAAATTCCTTGATGGTATCTTTCTTTTCTTCATTCCATGATGTCAATATCTCATCCAATGTAGGTCTGAGTTTGCGTCTCTGGATCTGTGTAATAACATTGCTAGTAGTCATCAACTCACCGTGATATCTTCCATACCGGCTGTGCGTAGCCTTACGATGTGGCCCAATTGCCACTGCTTGCTATCAAGACCTTTCATGATACCAAGCCATTTATTTCTCAGTAGTGCAACTTCGTTGATCAATACCTCGAAATCGATAACTTCGTCCTCACCGTCAGTATACTTCTCTGCGTCCCTACTTGTCAAGGCTCTGTTATACCCTTCTAAGTACTTTTGGAAATATTTCCTGCGTAATTTGCGTAATTGGATATTGAGATAGTTTAATACCGCTTCTATCTCTTGTAGTTGGTTAAATCGTTGCTCAGTGATTCCGGGTAAATTAGAAATGTTCTTTTCGACTTTTCCATTTACCCGGACATCCCATTTTGCCTGCTCTAGTTCTGATTCATAATGGCTTATGAAGTCAGGGATAGCAGATAAGTCAGATGTGATTTTGGTGTACCAGTTCATCTATCACCATTCATCGTCTTCGTTATCTTCATCCTCTTCATAATCTTCTTCTTCGAACTCTTCTTCTTCGTACTGTGAATTATAGTCTCGCAATGCCTGCATCACTTCTGTCTCTCTGCGAAAGGCTTCTTTGATATCTGCAGGTTCAAAATCATTTTCAATCAAGACATTAACTAATGTCTCTGCGGCATCAGGAAGATTTGATCCATCGATCTCAAACTTCAAGGCGCGCCATACTTCTGCTATAACAGTAATACTCATCTGTGTTATTCCTCCGTGACAGAATTTGTATTACTTATCTTTGCTTGACGGTTTTCATACTCAGACATTACTTTGTCTAAGCAACCATTCTCGTTGCTCTCCCAACCTTTGCGGAAGAACTTGATGATCTCTCCGTCAGTTGTTGTATAACTCAATCGATTACCTTCCTTAGTCAACAAGCCAGCCTTCTCAAACAAGTCTAGCAAACCACTATATGGATTCATGCCAGTCTCATATGGAATCTTGACCTGTACACTTTCGAAAGGCTTCGCATAGCGTGTCTTCATTACTTTACATGCGCTACGAATACCACGCACTTCGCTGATCTTGTTGCCTTCATCATCTTCCTTGAGTTTGAGTTTCTTCATAGCAACAACGATACTTGAAGCATAGATGAAGCCTTGACCACCGCTGATCTTGTCATCTGGATCAAACATATCTTGTGAAGCATAAGTGTGATTAGTTGCGACTAATCCAACATTATGACTACCGAACATGTTGACACAGTTACGAACAAGACTAGTTAGTGCCTTAGGCTTACGACCCATGTCGCCCTTCATATCGCCTGCTTCAAACTGATTGACATCAGTTGGAGTCAACAACATACCAAGACTGTCAATGATAAACAATACCTTCGGCTTGTCATCCGCCGGTAAAAGTTTATAATTTTTCATGAACTCGCTGATAGTCTTAGCAACATCGTCAATCATTGCCATGTTCAACTTCAACAACTTATCTTCACCAGTATCAACACCTAGTGCCTTCAACCAATCTTCGTCAAGTGCGTTTTCGCTGTCTACAAGAACAACAAAAATGCCTTGCTGTTGTGCGTGACGAACTAAGTTTCCTGAACAAATGTATGATTTGCCTGAGCCTGATTCACCTGCGAACACAGTTACCTTACCTAGTGGGACTCCCTTGTTAAAGTCTCCGCTAATAAGATAATTGAGAGCGTGGTTACCGGTACTGACCCAATCAGTAGGATCATTGAAACCAATACTGAGACCTTCAATACTCTTGGTAATGTCTTTTCTAAATTTGCTAACATCGAATGGTTTCGCCATGTTATTTCACTCCCTTAGGATGTTCCTTAGGAGCGACAACGATATCTTCACGACCGATAGCCTTAAGCCATGTATTCAGTCTATGAATGATTGTGCTATCATCTTTGGGATTTTCAAAGTTGATATTACAGTCCATAACAGTATCACCGCTATCTGCTTCGCGGCTACTGAAATTCAATGAAAAACTTTCATTAATTTTAATTGTTTTTGCCATAAATTCCTCTTACTTCAAAATATTTCTTTTTGCTATTCTATCATTAAATGCGATTTTGTCAAGCATATCAGGACAACTGTCCGCGATACGATCAAGTTCATAGTCATTTGGATAGTGTCTTAGCGCACCACGGGCACGATCACGGACGATGCTCGGCACCCTAGGCGTCTTGCCCGGATCGCATAATTCCTCAAGTAATTTCTTACCCTGCTTTAGTGCGCGGTATCTTTCGTCTGGTAGTGTCATGGTAGTTCCCCTATGAAAAGAAAGAATGGGGAGAGTTAACTCTCCCCATCTTTATTAACCCTTCTGCTGACGGCTACGGATCATCGCTAAAATGTCCTGCGCCTTGTCACTAGAAGTACTCTTAGGAACTGTTACCGGTTCACTTGCTTTTGTTGATTCCTCATCCTCATCAGCATCCTCTACTACTTGCTTCTTAGCAGAAACATTCAAAGTAGTAGTCTCAGTCACATGAGGGGCACTTGATGCACTTGCTGGAGCCTCAAGACCATATGGACGATAGTATGCACCCCACTTGTCATTGTCATAAGGCTTACCATCTACTGAAGCCTCAAACATTTCCTTGATGACACGGAGTTCTGACTCGCTAGGCTTCTTAGGCAAGAAGTCAGCAAGATTGAAAAGACCATGTGCTTCGATAGCAGCCTGCTCTGCTTCAGTCAATGGGCTTTCACGGCGAGCCCAGTTTGAAGTAGAGTAATCAGCATAACCACCCTTGCTAGTCTTCTTAACGTTGAAGTCAGTACCATTCAACAAATCAGTTGGGATGTTTTCCATATCAGGATCCATCAAACTTGCCTTGATGATAGTAAAGATTTGTGGGCTAATGACGAATCTACGAATCGGATTCGGAGGAGTTACATCATTGCCGATTGGGTTCTGACGAACAAAACCTTGAAAGAGATAACTACGCTTCTTCCAATATTTGTTAGCCATTTCTTTGAGCGTGTCGTCTTTATACCAAGGACGAACTTCAGCCAAGATAGGACAGTTATCACCATACATCTCAACGCATGGGACCTGAACAACTACTTGCTTCATATTTGGATCACCCTTGACACCATTGAATGGCAACTTGATGATCTGACGCTCTACCCAGAAGAAGGTATTCTTTGAGTCCGCATCAGGAAGGAATCGAATGGTAGCAGTTGTACCTTCTTCCATGTTCCAGTGGGGATAAATTGCGTTATCTGATTGAGTGCGAGTACCTGTACCCGACTTCTTGCTTTCTTGTGCCGCGAGACGGGCACGGATATCTGCTAGATTTGCCATAGTATAATCTCCTTTATAAAAAATGCCTATGTTGAGCCTAAATGTGTTTTAATGTTCGTTGTCGGAGACAACTAACACATGATGACATTATATACTAACGTCATCGTGTGTCAATAATACTTATACCCTATTGATGAGTAAAATATATTAATTTATTGTGTATTGGGTAAATTACCTGCGAACGATTCTAAGAATGGCATCGAGGTCTTCTTGCCCTTCTTTGAATTCCACAGATTCGTTTGCGCCAACCAATTTGCCAATATTGTTATTCTTAACTTTCTCAGTTGGGCCTAATTGACCTACACGCTTTTGGTCAGCATCTAAATCTTCTGCTACTGTTGGTTGTTGTGCTTGTTGCCACTGTCTTAATGTTCCCTTAAAGGTGCCTGCTCGTTGAGCAGCCGACCATGCTTTAAAGGCTTGTCCTTCAGGGCTAGCTTTCCAGGCCGCCGTAGAAGCCACATCAGCTTTGGCTTTATCACTAATAGGTTCGCCGGTTACGCCATCGTAATTTCCAGACTTAGTAGGAGCAACTGCTGGCTTTGCTGCCGGTGCTACAACCTTTTTAGTCATATCCATTGTGCCACCTTTTTTCACAACGCCTGGCCTTAACCCCATGGCAACTTGTGGCTTACCAGTGTTTGGATCATATCCTTGTGGTGCAGCCGCAATTCTTGCTTTAGTTGCCGCATCTGGAACTACTGGGGCTGCCTTAGCAGGGGCTGCCGGTGCTGCCGCCGGTTTGTTGAACATACCTTTAGCCTTGTTAATTATATTACCAACAACGCCTTCATCCATATCTTCTTCTTTGACTTCATCTTTCGGTACAGCCATTCTTGGCTTACCATGTTGTGCGTGTTGTGGAATGCCGGCTTTCTTTTGTAAGTCTTTTAGTAGTTCTTCATCGCTAGGTGCCATGTAGTCAACAACTTTCTTGCCGACCTTCTTAAGTGTATCGACTACACCTTCATCAATATCACCCATGAGATCGTCTGATACTGTATCCAATACTTCGTTTTCTAATTCTTCATCAATATCATCATTTGTGATATTTAGGCGATCCATTACTATTTGTGCTACTTCATCTGTATCTAACTTATATGGATCGTCCATCATTAATTGAAATTCATCGATGGCGCGATATACATCATCGCTATTCAAATTTTTCTCACCACCTAAACTATCTATGATTTGATCAGCAACTTCACTACTCGGACTAAATCCTTCTTCAATACTATATCCATGTTCTCTAGCGCGACCTACTGCTGATTGTCTAAATTTCTTTCTTACACTTTTCATGACATCTTTGACGCCTTCTTCCATATCATCTTCAGCCAAATCAAATGCGTTTAGATTTGACTTTTCTGTGTTTTGATTATGCTTTAGTGTCATTGCACCCGGTGCTTCATCAAGTTCATCTATTGCGGGTTCGGCTAGTGTCTTTGTAGTTTCATCTTCTTTTTCTTTGAGGACATCATTCTCTGCATCTGTTACTGCCTTTTCTGCATCGGCTTCGATGTTTGAACCTGCATTAGCAACATCGTTCATGGCGCTATCAATGTCGTTTTCTATGATCGATGATGCCCATTCATCTAGTTCTTGGACTTCATTCATCTCAGTGATGTTCTTTGATAGTCTCTTCAATATAGGCATCACGCTTTCGATGCGCGGATCTAATGTCTCTTCTACGAATAATTCATTCAATGATGTATCATCATCTGCTTCTTCGTTGAGTACAGGAGTATAACTCTCAAAATATTTGTTATAACCACGATGGCTAGTCAAACCCTGCAATGTCATGCGTAGGTTGTTATAGTGCATCAACCCTTCGTTGACTAGTCTAAGCGCAGACTCATTGAATTGTCCATTGCGTGTGGCACGAACGAATCCTGCCATACTTGTATATTCTTCTACTAGTGTAGTGATATGACGACCTTTATCATCGTAAGGTGTACCGCCTTCTGCGATATGGCGTGCGAAAATTCTTGCTAAACCAGGGCGGTTAGTTGGTAACAAGAATCTTTCACCGCCCGCGTTTTCTACGAAAATCTTAGCAATGTTACGGAAACGCTGTTCACCTTCTTCAAGTTGGCGAGTGTGTTGAATGATAAGTTTGACGGTTGGGATACTGTCACTGTAACTTCTCTGCTTTCCTAAAGCATAATACCCTTCATTTAGTTGATCTTCTTTCTTTTTCATTGCCGTCCTCTTTTTCATATCGCTTACTAAGCGGTCTCTGTTGGTAACTTCCCATCTCAATGTTTGTTTTTGAGCCCAAGTTTTCCAGAACGAATTAAAGTTCTCAAACTTAGGTAAGTTAATAAATTTATTATCAGCCCATAATACTAGTTGACCGTCTAAAACCGCCAACCAAGCATTGCCTTCTTTACCGTCATTATCGGTAAAATATATCTTGAAAACATCAGCGTCGGTAATCTCTGATTCTTTACCCATGCTATCTAGAGGGTCAGGATTATAACCCTGAGCATACAGGTTATCATAAAGATTATTGTTTAGTGTTTGGTTAGTAATGGGCATAGAAGTATTTAGTGTATTTTAACTGATTACTGCAAAGAAAGGCAAGGGCGGGGTGAACTCTTCGTGATCGCGCATTCTACCCTCGATATCTTGGTGGAAATCCTGCAATTGTTGTAGCATTCTGACTATCAATAATGAGGCCATGACAAGATCATCGTTATCCCCCACTTTAGCGGCGTAACTTCCACCTGCGGCTACGAATGTCTTGAGTTCCGATATCAAGGGACGACTATAGATAGTCATCTTTTTACTTTCTAATAGTGTCTTAAACTTAGCACAAGCGGTCAATTTGACTTTGTGACTAGTGTTGAATCCCCTGCGCTTCTTTCCATATTCGCTGAAAAATATTCCCGGGATATTAGTCTCACCGAATTCGTTTAATGATATCAATGCCGCTTCGCCTATACTATTGTTTTCTAGGCTATAATATATATTGTTGGGTTCCCCCGTACATTCTACGATATATTTGTTTATCTCGCTGAGTAATTTGATCTGTTGAGGTATCTCAGTCTTGTTGTGCTTCCACTCACCTATCTGTGTAGTAGTAGTTGCTTCGAATATCTGTATAGCAGCCGGATCACTACCTGTACCGAGACTTGGATCTAGTCCTACAACATAGATATTACCCTTTGTAGGCTTCTTGTACCAGCGTACTTGACCCATGCGATGTATGGGTTCTACCCCTTCTAATTGTATCAGTGTGTTAGGATTGATTAGTGTCTCATCTGCGATGATGAACTCACAACCGATTTCACGATTGAAACGATCAAGACCTAACTGATTCTTCATCTGTTCAGCCCATGCTTCATCACGACCGGGCTGTTCATTCCAATATGATCTATATGCTTTGAATCCGTTCTGTCCTACTGCTGTCTTGTTGCCGAATTCATCTTCAGTCTTATTAGCACCCTTCCATATCAATGCGAACTGATCTTCGTCACTGTTTGGGGTACTTGTAATGATAGCCTTACCACCAGTCGCTAGAGTCGGTGTGATAGAAGTCCAGAACTGTTCTGCGATTGTTGGTCTTACGAATGCGAACTCGTCAAGATATAACAATGAGATAGACATACCACGACCAGTATTTTCAGTTGTCGTGGCTGATACGATACGGCTACCATTATCAAAGAATAGTGATCCTTT